GCCGGTCTGCAGGACAATCCTTGGATCCGCCGGCGTTGTGAAAGACCAGCAGCTCACCCTGCTCAACCAGTCCATTGAGGCACTTTTGCACCTGCCTGGTTGACAGGTTGCAGTCGTTTGCGATCGTCTGGATCCCCGGCCATGAATTCTCACCAAGGTGACCGGCCTGGTCAGCTATTCGCAGCAACACCATGCGCATAGAGCCCTTTGATTTTGAGTGCTTCCAGCACCAGCTTTGAGCGACACTGGACATTCAAGCTGCTTCATTCTGTTCTGCTGCCGCCAGCAGTATTGCATGGTTGGCATTTATCTCAGGAATGAACTTGGCCAGCTGAAAGATGATATTACTATGTGGCAGATGGCCGGCCAGTATCGATCTGATGGAGTGTTCCTGGATCATCAGTGCGCCGGCTGCACTGGCCGGATCCAGATCTTCAGCATCCAGCAACGCCTGGAGCGTGGCCTGGAGGAACTCGGCAGGCGGTCGGTCACCGATACCGTTTGCTTTTTCTGGCTCAGGCTTTTTTGCCTGTTCACCTTTCGGCTTATAGTCTGCGATAGCAGCCAGTACTTTGTCCCTGGACTTTGCGCTGACATGATCGCCCTTGATAATAGCTCCGATCGTCATATCAGAAACGCCTGCCAACTTTGCTATGTTGGCATTGCTCATATGGTGAGCGTTTTTAAACACCCTCAGCGAAGTTGTCAGCCTGAGCGGATCCGGATCCGCGCCACTGACTGCAGATCCGGACCCATCATCCACCCTGTCCGGTTCAGGGTCCGGTTCAGCTCTCTGGTGCTGATCAATGGCTGGGCTCTCGTTGGATTTTTTGGTGTCCAGCTCTCCGCTACCGATCGGAGTCTGGCTCTTATCACGTGGCGACTTTTCAGTCTCGATGGGCACCGAAGGTTTATATTTGTGGTCCGCATTACTCTCAAGATCAAGCGCATCGATGATCCGAGTGGCGAGGTCGGTCAGGTTGTCATCCTTTTCTTTTGCTACATTGATTGTTATGGAGCTGCACTGGCGATAGAGCTCCAATACTTTCTGGTTCGTGATTTCTGTAATTAATTCTTTTAAGGTGTTCATGGTGTTATTTCCATATCAGGATTAAGGACCAGCCGGCAAAGCTGAATGCCAGCCAGTCACTGTGGGGCGGGATTTCAATTTGTGGATGCGCTAACCACGAACCTTTTTCCAGCCAATCATCATGGTCCAGAAGTACGGCCAGGCGCTTATACGGGATTTGAGTCTTGTCTTTGAAACGGATACAGATGGGAGAGCCCATGCGCGTTATCCTTATTTGAGGGATACGCATGGCCATGGCAGTCAGGTTTTTGGGGCGGCCATTCCGCGCAACCGTGCAGGCTTTGACCGGCCACTTAGATCCGATATGTTGCCGGCCAACTTCTGGAGATTTGCAACTGCCTGTATGAACTCACGCTCCCGCTGTGCGGTTTCGTCTTCCAGGTCCAGCGGTTGCGGATCTGAGTAGCCTGTATCGCGGCATATATAGTTCACCCCTGCGTGACAGCCAGCATCGTGTGCCTTTCGCAGAATCCAGAGCATTTCTTCAAGTGACAGTTTCTGCGCATGATTTGGATCCAAGCAGTGGTTTAATTTCTGGCCCTGTTGATCAGGTAGTGCTGATTCCCCCCAGAGCGTAACGCCAACTGCTTTGGCGCCGCCAAGAGCCTGGATACATGTATCAAGAGCTTTGTAAATGTCTTCGTGAAAGAGGTCGAACTGAGAGCTTTCCATGGTTTAACTTTCTCTGGTAAGGGCTGGTAAGCCCTCCTGTGGCTAAATGTTTTTAGGCAGCCCGCGATCCAAAAATGTCCGGGCGCAATTCGTGGCGTGTAATAGCGCCGCCTGTTGCCGATTCAATCTTGAGCACCAAGGTTGCAGGCACAGGCCGGAGGCCATTATGGAGATACTTCTAATTTTTCTGCGAGCAAGGATTGAGACCCAACTATCTCAATCGCTCTAACGATGCCTTCCGATTCCATGAAATGCATTCAAGCACAGCTTTATTATTGTGTCAAGCGTGGCTTGATTGCAAACCTTCATTGGGTAGAGGAAAATAAAGCAATGCTTGCCACCAAAAGTAAAAAGGAAGAAAAAGTAGAACTACTTGAACGCGCAGAGCGAATTAGCCATGTGATTGTGGAATCCGGGGTTCCACAAACAGCGATAGCCCGGGCTTGCAAGGTACGGCCGCAAGCAGTATTTGGGTGGAAAACAACAGGTAAGATAGAAAACCAAAATTTGAAGGTTCTAGCGCAGATGACGGGTTACAACTTTATGTATCTGCTCGATGGTGAAGGGCCGAAAAAGCCTGGTGAAGGCAAGGTTTCTGAGGATCATGGCGAATACAATGTTGGCTTAAAAAGTTCAGAGCTGATTGGGTGTATTCAATCAGGTAAGATCAGTGAAGATACTGTTGTCTCTATGTGGCCTTTAATTGAAAAACTGATGGAAAAATAGAATGTTAAAACAAGTAACCATGTACTCGACCAAAGCAACATTGATATTGATGTTTATGTCAATTAGCGCGGAAGCTGATATAAAAGCATGGTGCGTTAGCAAATGGCCTGACAATTATGAAATGCAGGAATATTGCCTGGGGAGCCAGACGGACGCCAACCATAAGATGTTTGCCTTTGCTACGGAGAATAATCTTGTTCGCGCTGACGGCACATTGTTGGCCTCCACAAAAGGTGGTGACATGGAACGAATATTAAGCAAATGCATGGTCAAATGGAGGCTACCCAAGTTCGACACCTATAATTTTGAAATGGTAGTGTATTGCACTGATAGTCAAGTTAAATCTTACAATCGAATGAAAGACAAATAGAGCTCAAAACTCCGCCACAGGTATGGTTTATCAAAAAACTGGTTATTCATGGTCAGGTGGGTGCGGTTCATTATGCCTGCATCCATAATTAGATGGTTTAGGTTGGTATCCCCCTGAGCTGCCAAAGCCCCCGCCCAGAGCAAAACCCAACAGAAACATAAACAGGTACAGCGGCAACCAATGAACCCATTGACCACCATCGCCTTCAGCGCCGTTACTTTCCTCATCGGCCTGTTTGTCGGGAACCGGCTCGCTATCAGTAGAGATCGTCGAAAAGAACGCAATACTGCTTTTGAACCGATCAGGGCCAGGCTGATCGAATGGAGAAGCTATCGTATCCGCCGCTGTCCTGAATTGACTGAACCTGAAATCGACCTTTTGTACAGTATGCTCCCGCGCTGGAAACACAGAAGCTTCCGCGAGGCTGTTGCCCAATATAATGATGCCCGCAAACAAAGCATGGAGCGCGGCAGTCTTGGCGGCGTGGTATACCCCTGCACCACGGAACAAATCGACGCAACCAACTTGCTTCTTCGTAAATACATCAAGCGTTATTAGCATTTAGTTAATCTCCCATCCCACTTCAAGAGCGCGGGAAAATTGTAGCACACAATTAAAGCTCTGCTTGACTGTCAAATAAAGCTGTGCTTTACTTGCGCCATGAAGCTCTATCGAGTAACAGTCAGCGACTACGGATCATACGGCCCCCGCGGCATGACCCATGCCGGCACCGGGCTCACAACCTGGGCATTCACAGATAAGGCCCAGGCGCTCAGGTGTTACGCCAAAGAACTTAAAAAAGCAGCCGTCGAGAACCGTCGTGCACGGCTGCAACTACAGATCCTGTCCACCCCGAAGACCATGACCACAGAGTTGTGGATCAAGTCCATTGTTGAGTGTGAGGTGCCCTATACCATCGACGAGCAAATCAGGCTCGACAAGATTGTGCCTGTGATGGCGGTTTCATGAAACTGAAAGGGTTAGCAAAAACCGTATCCACCCTGCTGGCTATGCTGGATGCCATCAAAAAAAAGATAGACGATCTGGATCCTGACGGCAGCCAGTACGATGAAAAGGACACTTTTCTTAATGATGCGTACATGGACCTGGATGAAGCGCTTGAAGCTGTCAGGCGTGTAGAAGAAATGAAACTTGAGCATTACCTGTGACAACCTTTATTCGCCGCCCGATAGTGAGTGATACCCGCCCAGAGTTCACTGGGCGGGTAATCACCTCTACCAGGCCGCTGACTGATGATGAGCGGCTTTCGATCTGGCACATAAAACGGTTTCTGAATAAACACGGACTGCCATGGAAGGGCTGGCTCTTTGAGGAACGATCATGAAATATTCCCGCCATGGAATACAGCAATGCAACTTTTTTTTCAGAGTTATTGCTAACGTAATTTTCGGAGGTGCGTACCTGGCTGGTCTGATCGGCCTGGTGTATTTCTTCGGCTCACTGGTGGAGAGATTTCAATAGTGCAGGTTTTCTGTGTCCCGCCCCAGCTCCTTAATTCCCCCATTAAATGGGGCGGGATTTTTTAATCATGAACCAGGCAGTTTTCAGTTTCAGCCCTCCCCCGCCGCCAACGGATCCAGGCCAACGCGCAATTGCAGCCCTGCGCCTGGATCCACTTGGCTTCAAGGCCGTTACCTCAGACTGGCTGAATAAGAACAAACATGTCTGGGGCGACTTCTACAATAAGACCGAGGCGCTGCGACTGTCTGGCCGGCAACACATCGGCGCCAAGGCCATCTATGAATCGATGCGCTTCGACACTGCGGTCGCAGATGCCGAGATCACTTTTAAGCTGAATAACAACCACGTCAGTGGCCTGGCCAGGCTCTATAACGTGGTGTCAGGCACCGACTATTTTGAAACCCGGGATGCGGCAGCATGATGGAAGATTTAATTTTTAATGAGGCGGTTGAGTTGAAGCCTGGCTGCATCTACGCGCTTGAAACAGAATTTTTCCTTACAAGAAAACAGCGGGCCATGATAGAAGACAATCTTAAAAAATGGACTGATAAATATGGCATAAGATTCATTTTGTTTGAGGGCGGGTTTCAGCTCGTTACCAGGCTAGCTATCCAACAGGATCCGAGCACACCGGATGGCCAGTAGGGTCACATATCTGGCCTGTGTTTTTATTGTGGTCTCATCACTTACTGCCCTGCTCTTTTTCTTCTGGTCCACCCAAATATTCCAAGGGATTTAATAGATGAAAACAACAATTGAATGCTCGGTCTGCCATAGAGAAAAACCGGCGGCTGAGTTTGAGTCAGCAGTGAAAAGGCATGGTTTCCCGATAGTTACAAAATCATGTCAGAGCTGCAGGGGTGAGCACAATGCCACCTATGGCGCTGACCGGATCCGCGAGCGCCAGCAGGAAGACATAACCGCTGCAAGTGAGCTGAATCGGCTTATTAACGGGCGGTGGTGACGTGAGGTTTTACGGCGCCAGTTCAATTCACACTGGTGGTGAGGCAGAGGATATGACTCGCTGTATATGTGAAGTTTGCTGGGATTCCAGGCATCAGTGCAAGCGCACAAAAGATTACTCTGGGCCTGACCACCTCAGTCTGTTTTGCTGGCAACACGGACCCCTGGCCATTCCTTTTTTGGATGGTAGCTGGGGGGGGTGTTCGTTCCCATTGATAGACGAAACTAAATGGATGGACTATGAAACTGACAAAGATTCAAGCGCACGCCCTGGAGCAGGCGCGGAGGCTGGGCGACACATTTACATTCATGGCTTTGCTTGATATGCCAAGTATCGGGTCTGGTAGAACCGGAACTAGCGGGTTTAAAGTAGATGGTCCAGCAAATATGACGGTGAATACAGTTCACGCGCTCATAACTAAGGGTGCAATCGAGCTGGTCAAGTTAAGGATCGAGTATTTCAAAAGCGTATACCGGATCACGGACTGATGACCCACACAAAAATATCAAAATGCCGCTCATGCCAGGCTTACATCGTCTGGCTGAAAACCGAGCGCGGGGCCAACATTCCGGTCGATGCTGACTCGGTTTCTGAGGGTGATGATCTGTTCGATCAGAAGGTGCACGTCAGCCATTTCAGTACATGCCCGGACGCTGATCAGCACAGGAAGGCGCGCTAATGCATTTAACTTGTGAGTGTGATTATTCCGGTGATTCAGATTGGTATTTTGAAGTGCCCAATGACTATTCCACCCTGGTAACCAGCAGGCGTAAACGGTGCTGTAGCTGTAACGCACTGATTGACATTGGTGCAACAGTGCTGCAGTTTTCTCGCTACAGAGACCCCAATAATGACATTGAGTGGGAAATACATTGTGAGCATGTCCCACTTGCCACCTGGCATATGTGCGAGGAATGTTCAGACATATTTTATTCGCTTGATGCGTTGGGCTTTTGTTCTGACTTGAACGAGTCTCAACATGATAGGTTGAAGGAATACATTGACGTATACGGTCCAGAGAACAAAGCCGCATGACCAGCCTCTCCGGAACATTCCTCACCGAGCAAGAGATCCATGATCTCACCGGCTGCCGGGTGCGCCAGCTGCAGATCCGCTGGCTGGCATCCAGGCGCTGGCCCTTTGAACTTGATCACTATAAACGCCCGGTTGTACTTCGGTCGGTGATGGAGTGTAAGATCGGCGGTTCAGACGCCACACAGGAAGGCTTCACGCTCGATGAGGCCGATGTCGCATGATGGGACGCAAACGCCAGCACAAGAACCGCCACCTGCCACCCAGGATGCACCAGAAGGGAAAGTCCTATTACCTGGTGGTCTGGAATGGATCCCGCAATGTCTGGAAAAAGATCGGTTCAACGTATGCCGAGGCAATGATCGAATATACCAAGCTGGAGCGCCTGGGAGAAAGGCCGCTGGCCAGCCGCAAGTTCAAGTCCCTGGTCAAGGAATACAAACTGAGTGAGTTCCCTGGCCTGGCAAAGAGCACCCGGGCCAGCTATGAGCTGGCGCTGGACAATATCTTAAAAGCATTTGGCGAGGCTGACGTTGATCAGATCCTGCCGGCACACATTGGCAAGTACATGGATCTGCGCAGCTCGAAGCACTCAGCCAATAAAGAAAAAGCCGTCATGAGCCGTATCTTCCAGCTGGGGATCCGTTGGGGCTGGGTAACAGAGAACCCGGCCAGGCTGATCGATTACCACCCGACAAAGCGCCGCCGGCGCATCATTACAAAATCAGAATGGAATGCCGTGCAGCTGGCTGCCGGCAGTGACCTGGTGCCGGTGCTGATGGATCTGCTCTATATCACAGGGCTGAGAATTGGTGACACGCTGAAATTGCGCTTTGATGATGTGACCAAAGACGGCATCCTGGTGCGCCAGAGCAAGAACTCGGTCGAGGGGATCTATGAGCTGACTGATGCCCTTGCCAATGTAATTGAACGCGCCAGCAAGCTCCACGTTAAGCCTGGGGTGGTGAAACTACTCCGCCCGGGCACCACAATTATCCATACCAGGCGAATGAAGCAATATTCATACTATGGGATCAGATCAATTTTCAGGCGGGTTGTCGATCGCGCTGGCATCGAGGACCTGCATATCCACGATATCCGGCGCACGGCCATCACCAATGCAAAGAAGCAAGGCCGCCGGGCCCAGGAGTTCAGCCTGCACCGGACAGAATCAGAGGCGAATGCCTATGTTGTTGAAGTGCCTATAGTGAAGCCGTTGGAGCCGATGGGATGAAAGATGATCCACTGACAGGAAATGTTTTTATTGATGAGCGGCTAGACCAGCTAACGATCTATGGCATCAGATATTCCGCCGAAATATTCCGCGGTTTAGGTTTCAGAACAAGACCTGGTGAATCGTTCGAAATCGTTGAACGCCAAGATGGTGGTGGCATGATTATGCGAACTACATACGGGGTAGAATGGACGCGGTTGGTTCCAGGCAATCCTGGAACTTTTCCTGATGAAACTAGAGAGATTCTTTTTACGCTGAACATTAATGAGCCTAAGGATAGGGCCAAAGCTGGTTCATTTGTTGGTGGCTGGGATGCGGAAGACGGTGTGTTTCATGGACTTGAATCTCGGATGGTGGAACCAGCTGAGGTTGGCGAGTGGCGTTATTTCCCTCTGCCAGATATTGATTACCCAACAGAGCCACTGGAGCCGGTGGGATGAGTGAATATATGACTATAATTTGTTCTGGCGGGCCTGAAGATGGAAAGGTTTTTAAGGTGCCGGTAGTTTCAGACGATCAAATAACCGGGCCAAAACCGGACGGCGTTTGTGCTGTGAGATACACTTATAAATTGACCGACGGATATAAAGACGGCCACAGGATAGCGAAGTGCATTGGAATAGAAGATTGAGTGTGCGACCACTGGAGCTGATGGGATGGCCGACAAATATTTATTAGACGGCAATACACCGGTTAAGTGTGGCGACTTGTTAGAATGGGCGGCAGCGTTTGAAACAACGGACGTACATGTAGCCGATAAATATATATCCGGCATCAGAGTATCCACGGTTTTCTTGGGAATTGATCACAACTTCTTGCCGGGCGGCAGCCCACTGCTATTTGAAACTATGATTTTTGGTGGTGAACACGATCAGGAACTATGGCGGTACGCCACCAGAGAGGAAGCGTTGAAGGGCCATTCTGAAGCTGTTGACATGGTTTTTTTAGAAATTTCTAAAAAAACCAATAAAAAAGGATTTACAGAAAAGCCCGTAAACCCTTGATTTTATTGGTCGGGGCGAAAGGATTCGAACCTTCGACCCCTACAACCCCATAACTGTGGTCTGGCTTGCAGGATTTGGCGTAGATGCTGGGCTTGAGCCTGAATTAAACTTCTACAAAACACAACAATCAGCATCTTTTCGTTTGTTATCAATCAATAACTTAGGGGCACTTTTAGAAGGTTTTATAGAAGGATGTTTGGAATGGATATCGAGAAGGAATACGTCAGAATTGGATCTGCTGTTTTCTATGATGGCAAGCCAATAACCATGGGTGAAGTGATCAACAAGCTGAATAGCCTGGAGAGGTTTGAAACGGGATTCGGTGGGTGCTGCTGGACCTGTGAGTCAGTTGCTTTGCAGAATAAAAAACTCAGGGATGAAATTAAAGCTCTTCTTTAGAAGGTTTTATAGAAGGGATTTTTAATGGATACCAAGAAGCAATATAAATATTCAAGCGGTAGCTTCATGAGCGCATACTCTACCTCTTATTGCCCGCCGGAACTCGCAGATTGCAATAACTACACTTCTGGCACTGGTGGGTTTCGCAACATAGAATGCCTTTATGAGCTAGGTGCGAAAATTGCACCGACCAACATCTGGGCGGAGTTTGGTGTTGGTCAGGGTCGTTCAGCTGGGAGACTTCAAAAGCTGCTTGATCGCCAGGGCCAGTTTTTTCTTTTTGACAGCTGGAAAGGTTTGCCTGAGCCCTGGTGTATGGGTGATCATTTCACAGAGCCAATTGGTCGGTTCGAATGTCCAAAACCGCAAATACCTGATAAAAGATTGCAGTTAGTTGAAGGGTGGTTTGAGGACACATTACCGTTTCAGTTTCCGGGCCAACTCGGGCTGATCCATATAGACTGTGACATTTATTCGTCTACACAAACCGTGCTCGCTGGAGTGGATCCCTGGGTTGGCACAGGAACGGTAATTATTTTTGATGAGCTTTTCGGGTATCAGCATTATGCGGATCATGAGTACCGTGCAATGCGGGAGTGGTTGAAACAAACCGGCAAGGAAATTATCTGGATGGGCAAAGAGCGATTTGCCGCAATTGGAGTGATTCTGACGCCTGCTTAAAGCTCTTCTTCGATCACAAACGCCTTACGATATTTCCAGCCACCTGAGCCATCCTTTGCCGGCACGATCGCCAGCGGCGTGGATGATTTGATGGATCCGTAAAAACCAAGCTTGTGGCGGATCTGCTCGTTGTCGGCGCCGGTGGTTTCCGGGATCACCACCAGTGGGCTGCTGATGCCGACGGTTATGTCCATGTGATGCGCTGACTTGATGGTGGTGTCACTGGATGAACCAATGGCGTCCTGCTCGGTCATGCTGACCAGGCGGATCCTCGACACCCGGAAACGTGGGCGCACATAGGAATAAACTGACTGGCCAATTGTGCGGTTGGACTGGCTGTTGTCCTGCACCGTTTGATCGAACTCGATGCCGACGCCTGGTGTCCAGGGGTCATCTATCCACACCCGGCCGATATCGACATCCTGGCCGGCGGGCGGGGTAAGGATCACACGCACGTACCTGGCTGAGTAGGTTGCCGCAAATATCACATGTTGCTGCTTGGGATCATCAGCGACACCCTGCCACAGCGTTCCGCTGCTGCTGGCCACCTCAGAGCCGCCTGATGTTGATCCCAGGTGCACCGCATAGGTGCCGGCGGACAGGTTGTGGCCAAATATTCCCACGTAGGAGATGCTCTTGGCCGCGGCCAGGTCGAAATCAAGAATTGCAGACTGCAGCGGGCTGGCTGTTGACAGTGTTTGCCTGAACGGTTTGCCCAGCTGCCGGACCTGCACGTTCGCCGGCGTCAGGACATTTACGCCGGCGCTGTTGTTGGCGATTGTTGCGGCGTCAGCCAGGTTTGTATATGAAATTAAAGCGCCCATCTTATCCCCACAGATGCAGCCGGACCCGGTTGCTTATAAAGTTTCCGGCCAGGCCAAGTAAAATATATTGCTTGCCAGCCGAGCCGAGATCAAATCCTTCAGAGTAGCCTGAATCAAAAGCGCCATTACTGCCAGCTGTATCAAAGTCAAAGCGGTTGAAACTGATGCTGATCGTATCGCCAAGAGTAATTGAGGTGAATTGCGCCAGGTCAAAGGCTGCGTCTATAACCAGAAGTTTCCTTTCCTGAGCATACAAAGAGATTAACCGATCTATTTCATCATCAGCATTAGCCGCAATCCTGAAATATGTCGGCAGAATTTTGCCGCCAAGTGCATGGTTGTAGCCACTGGCCAGGACATTGCTCGAGGCAGCCTCGTGCTGAAACTGGTCTGATAATTTTACCCGGTCAGCCTCGGCCAGGCTGGTGTCGATTGAGTCGATATTCAATTTGGTCCAGTTGCGCAGCGCACCCATGCGGGTTGACAGCCCAGGGGCGAAATCTGATTCAATGCTGGTGACAGAAATGATTTCAGCATCAGTAAATTCAGTAACGCCTGCGTTTGATGGATCCTTCAGATGTCCGAATGTCAGGCTGCCGGTACGGCCTATGTAGAACCATCCAGAGTGACTGGCGCAACCCTCCGTTAAGACCCGGGCGGCCGATCTGGAGTCATTGAGATAATAGCTGTATGAATACCCGAGGTTATTGATGGTTGTCTGAGTGGCAGCATCAACGGTCAGGCCGCTGATTTTATCAGTAATGCTTTTTATGAAGCCGGTAAAATCAGTCGTCGAGCTGTACGCTGATCCACCCCATGAGGTGTATCCGGCAGGAATCGTCTGTGCAAAGTTCTCATCATGCAGGAAAAGCGAGCCCTTATTGTCCTGTTCACTGATATCAATGTTGCCGCTGCCGGCAACAGCAATCAATGGATAAAAAGTATCCAGTGGTGAATTTGCGGTTATGGCAAGCGTGCTGCCCTTTGTTGTGCCGTTCAGCATGAACTTGACCTGCATTGCATCAAGGTCAACCAGCACACCGATAGTGGTATCGTCCCAGGCCCCCCCCGTTTCAGAGTTGGCATTTATTTCATTGTCAATCTTTGTACCATCCTGCCAGGTGCTCATTTTTGGGAATGAAACCAGGGACGTCCAGGCAGCATATTCGCCGGCATTGCTGAGCCTGTGTCCATTGGATGGCATCGATGCACCAACACCAGCGGCAACACCCCATGCGCCTTCTGGAAAGTCGGGCCCGGAAGTGCTTCCGGTTGACCTGTTTACATAGATTTCAAAGTAAAATTTTCCGCCAGCGCTTGCTGATTTCCCGGCCGTGTTAAAGCCGGTGATATCAATGAGTTTCGGGCTTTCGAATATCCTGAATGGGTTCTGTATGGTGCGGTCGAGGTTTGACAGTATGGCACCGTCAGCCTCTACAGAATTATCAATTACTTTCAGGGCGCCTACGCCGGTCGCAATGGGGTCTGCTGTAATTTTGCCAGCCGGCTTGGTAGGCAGTGTAAAGCCGGTTGCAGTTGCAAGGAATGTGACCTCAAGGCCGTTATCACGCACCTTGTCAACATCCACGATCGTCGTGTCATGACAGTCGTACTTCAGTGAAGACTGGTTGATCAGTATAGGGTCAACACTCAGAGGTGTACCAAACGCATAAGGTTTGAGCTTGTTTTCAGCGTCAGGCGCTTCTGACACCGTGTATGTTGACTGCTGGATAGGCTGATCGAGTACCGCCGCCGGATCCCTGAGCACTATTCTGATAGTGTCCAGGTCCTTGATTTCTGCACGTTCAGCGATCGCGGTTGCGATGGTGGTGCCGGCACTCCAGTCCTGACCAGGCTCGAGCATCTTAATGGTCACCGCACCATCACGGAATTCCCAGTCAATCGCACCGTCAAGGGCACCGTCATCATTCGCGATTTTCATGACGCCGAGGCTGGACATTCTGCCCCGTGCCATGAACAGCGGTGCAACCCTCCAGGCATAGCTGATGTCACCCGACAAACGGCCCTGGAAGTGAGTTGATGCTGGTGTGTCGCCGCTGTTGGTTACAAAAGCCTCAGTCGATACATAAAGGGTTTGACCCTGCGGGCTAAGGGTGGTGTCCTTGTATCCGATCGATGCGGCTATTATCTTCCTAGCCACCTTCGAAACCAATCCTGCCCTGGCCGTCGACCAGCCGGTCAAAGCTCTCAGCCAGCCGGTCAATAGCCTGGCGAATGCTCACCTGGTTCTCATGGCCTGTCTGTGCCTCTCCAACCAGTATATCTGTCTGGTTGACGATCGCTGCTGAAACATCCTGGGTTGCCTGGACGTTCAGGTCCAGCGGTGCACCGATGCTTTGGGCAAACATCTCAGCTTGCTCGCGCAACACCATGCCCTGCTCGATGACTTGCTGGGCAAGGATGTTGGCCCGCTCTTCGGCTGCGCGCTGCACCTGGTCCAGGAATGATATCAGGGTAGCGGCTTGGGATGCCTGACCAGCCTGGTCGAGGCCACCAAATGCCCTGTCAACAAGCGCCTGGATTGAGCTGACGGTCCTGGCGATCTCTTCCGGGGATCCGGCGCCGGCGAGACTGGCAAACAGCGCCTGGGCGTCACTGAGTATCTGCTCAAATGATCGCGGACCCTCAACCGCCTCACGGATCCTGTTTTGCTGTGCTTCGATGCTGGCAGCAATGCCTTTGACCAGGCTATCCACAGCAGCCAGGTACTCGAGCTCACCGCGATACCTGGCATCTACCAGTTGAGATATCTGGTCCAGCTGCTCGGGCGTGTTGTCAAAATTTGCGAACAGGTCGGTCAGTGCGCCGGCCATGTCAGTGAGCCGCTGCGTGCTCGTCTTGGCTGCGTTGGCCAGACGGTCTGCGAGAACCTGCGCGATGTCTGAGTCAGCGAACGCTGCGATCGTCGCGCCAACCGTATTCAGTGCGGTGACATATTTAGCAAGTGCAGCGGTCTGGTCTTCCAGACCGTCAAACTGATTAACATAGTCCTGAATGGTTTGACTGAAAGTTCCCAGTATGGTGCTGAACCGTGAGCCCAGGATGTTCTCAATCGTGACACCTTCTTTTTTGAGCGTGATGCTCCAGGTTTTCAACGCGGCTGTAATCTTCTCTAGTTGGTTGTTGTTAACAAATGACGCAATTGCGTTGTCAAAATCAGCGATTGCTTTAGACGCTGCCGCTTTGAATTCACTCTGGCCGCCGGCGGCATTACCAATGAAAAAGCCGCCCAGGTCAGTGTCAACAAACTGGCTGCGGTTTGCCTTGGCGCTCACACTCGCCGCAGATCCGCCAACGGATATTCGCGGGTCCCGGTCAAAAAGGCCGCCGACTATACCTCCAAGAACACCGCCCACGAAGGCCCCGATTGCCTTACCAACCATTGCACCTAGCGGCCCGCCAATAATCCCACCAACGACGCCGCCAAACAACCCAAGTCCGATAGCGCCAATGGCAGCACCTGCTTGTGATCCTGTACCACCACCACCGAGGTTTGATCCAACAGCGAAGCCGGCGATACCACCAACAAGACCGGCACCGTTTGAGGGGGTTAGTAATCCAGCTGTTCCTCCAAAGATGCTGCCACCAGCAGCACTTGCAGCACCAGACGCGAGGCCGCCAGTCAGTGCTGCACCGATACGCATCACGATAGGCTGAGTGATGGCAGCATTGAGTAGTTGGGCGATGGTGTCCAGGAACAGGTCTTTGATGGATTTGAGGCTGAACTTGCCGTTCTTGACAAGGTTTTGCCAGAAGCTGGCGAAGGTGTCATCGAGGCGCTTGAAGCTGTTTTCAATAACCGCTGCTGCACCTGTCATCGAGGTAACGATAACCTTTGAAGCGCCAGACACCACATCCGGCATGCGCTTAGCAGTAACTTCTATGAATTCGAGCGAGTCATCCAGACCTTTTGCTGCGTTGCTGGCCAGCCTGAAGTTTTCAGCAGCGCGGTCCAGTGCTTCGTTATACATTTCCTGGCTGATTTTCCCGGAATCCAGCAGCTCATCAAGATCCTCAATCTGATCTTTATAAGAATTTTCTATTGCAATCAGCGGGAATAACTTGTTTATCATGCTGTTGTAAGCGCTGGTGAGATCTTCCACGGATCTGGTCACGGTCTTTGTGATTGCGTTTTGCTTGCTCTTCTCTTTGACTGCAGCTTTAGTCATCTTGTCGTTAGCCTTTAAGGCTTTGGTCGCTGCAACAATCCCCTTGACCAGGATGGACTGCTGTTGCTGTAAATCTGTGACCTGCTGGGTCATTTTTTTACTCGCAGCCGATGCCAACCCAAACACTGTGGTTTCATTTGCAAGGTCATTTTTAAGTATATTTATCTGCCCATCCAGGTCAATATAGGCGGTCCTGCTGTTAGCAATTAGCTCTGTATATTTAGCGATTGCGTTATCGCGCATCGCATCACCAAGTTGCCTGGTGGCGCGTGCTGCGTCACTGGTTGATTCTGCAATTAATTTTATTGGAGTCAGCATCCGGACCAGCACATCTGCAAACAGGTTTACGCCAGGCAATAGTTTTGCGCCGATAGCCTCGGCAATGAGTCCTATGCTGACTTTTAGCCTGTCCAGCTGGAATGCTGAGCCCTGAGCCATCTTGCCAAACGCTTTATCAGTTTCACCGGCGCGCTGGCCGGTTTGTTCAAGTATTGAGTTGAATTCTTCGGCGCCGTTTGCGCCCAGGGACATGACGGCTGTCAGACCTTCGACACGGCCAAACAGCTTCTGGAGTTTTTCGGCATCGCCGCCGGCAGCTACCTGGATATCATCGAGGAATTTTGCCAGGCCCTTGGCTTCGAGTGCCTGGGCGTTGAATGCGACACCCAACTCGTTCGCCATATTGACAGATCGGCCGGACTGCTTGAGGACAGCGGACAGGACGCCGCGCAGGCCGGACATGGCCTCAGATGTTGATATACCGGATTTGGTCAGTGTTGCGACACCGGCCACCAGCTCATCGATGCCGACACCAGTCTGGGCAGCGATTGTGGCAACAGTACCGATACTCAGCCCCATCTCTTCGATGGTGGTCTTGCCTGCCTTCATGCCGACAAACAGCAGATCAGAGATATCGGTCGCCTGGGAAGCCTCGAGGCTGTATGCGTTGAGAATCGTTGTCAGGGCATCGGCAGCAATGCTGACTTCCGTGACGCCACCGATCGCCAGCTTGTTGGAGGCTGTCAGCAGGGTCATCTGCTCTGCAGCCGTTTCAGCGCCGGCAGATATGATCTGATAGAGCGCCTTGGCCTGCTCAACCGGCGCCTGGCCAAACTCCCTGGAAACTGCGCGCACAGAGTTTGTGAGCTTGTCCATATTGGTTGTATCACCAACCAGCGTGGACACTTCATCCATGGCCTTCTCAAACTCCACCGCCTGTTTAACGGCGATGGCCATAATGGCTGTGACGCCAACACCCATGCGCTTAAAGGTTCTCAGTATTTTCTGAGAATTGCGCTTTGAGATCGCGCTGGCACGGTTCATATCGCTGGTGAAATTAGCGATGTCAGCGCCGACGCGGACAACAAGTGATGCAAGTACGGCCATATGAATCCTGATAAAGCACAGGGGCGCGCAAGCGCCCCTAATGGAGTGATTTACTTCTTACCAACCAGACCCCTGAAAAGACCGCGCAAACCGGCCCGCGAGACCTTTGGCTCAGGCGGCTGTTCACGAAACGGCATAAAGTCAACAATCTCAAACGGATTTGGATGCCGGGCGGTGTCGCGATGCAGATTCGCAGTCTGGGCCATTTGCATGGCATTGCGGATATCTGCCCGTTCCTCGCCCCAGGGGCTGATGCGGTAATAACACATGTACAGGGTGAGTTCAGCGGATGACCACTGCCTCACTTCGTGGAAAGGAATGCCCATCTCGACACTTAAAAACACCATGAATTTAAGCAGCGGACGGGCTTTTAATTTCCCTCTATTTCCTGTACATCCTCATCAGTCATGCCGTTCAATTTCCGGCTCTCGTCGAACAACCTGGAAAGTGGCGCGGATGACTTCTTGCCAAGTGCCATGACATCCTTGTCAGTAAACAGGCGGTTGCCGTCCTTGTCCACAATGCAGCTGGCAATAAACCTGGCGCGGAAGTTCTGCAGCCGCTTGCTGCTGCCCTTCCCTTTCTGGTCTAAGAGCGTGGCCTCGAACGCATCGCGCTCGCAACCCGACATTGTGGACAATAGGACGGATCCGCCCCACTCTGGAACCTCGATCTCGATTACCTCGCGGTCATCGGAGCCGAGTATCTGGTCTTTTGTTAAAAGGGTCATTTTTATATACCTGGTTGGTTAATGGTTTCTGTTACCCCTGGCTTTTATGCCAGGTTGTCGGTAACAGTGCCGCTGATTTCAAGCGTAACGGATCCGCGCACGACATCATCGAGCCCGGCGGTGTAGTTGAAATTCAGGATATAGGCAGCAAAGTCAAACTGGGTGCGCGGCGAGTCGCTGAACAACAG